TCTTGTTGTTATATCATATGTCATATTCATATGTGTCGTTGCAATACTAAGTGACTTCGGTCTTTTAAATAAAGATTATATTCTGATTTACTACTTTACTATATTCACTATCATTTCAGCTTTATCTTATAAATAGTTTCTATGAACGAAAACTATTTTATGGGCCTCGATGGCTTTGTATGGTTTACTGGTGTTGTAGAAAATCGTAATGACCCTGCAAAACTTGGTAGAGTACAAGTCAGATGTTTAGGATACCACACAGAAGATTTAAATGATATACCATCGGCAGACTTGCCGTGGGCACATGTCATGCATCCAGTCACCGACCCATCCATGCAAGGTATGGGAAACACACCTAGTTTTTTAACAGAGGGAACTTGGGTAGTCGGATTCTTTCGTGATGCAAATGAAAAACAACAACCAATCATTATGGGTTCATTACCTGGCGTTCCAACATATGCTGCTGATTCGTCTACAGGATTCAATGACCCAAATGGAAAATATCCTGGCACAATTGCACACTCTGGTCATACCACAGGTGAATCAGATGTATCAAGACTTGCAAGAGATGATGTTGCAGAAACTCATACATCTTTAATTAAACGAAAAGCTTTAGCTGCTAAACTTGTTAAGATACCAAAGGCAACTAAACCAAACTTAGACCCAATCTCAACAACACTCAATAAAGATGACACACCGACTTTCTTTGATGAACCTACACCGAGAGGAAAAACTGATACAGGAAAGTATCCTTACAATCATGTACATGAATCAGAGTCAGGTCACATACAAGAGATAGATGACACACCAGGCGGAGAGAGATTACAAAGACAACACATGTCTGGCACCTATGAAGAAATAGTAGTAGACGGTTCAAAGACAGTTAAGGTTGTAGGTGATAACTATGAACTGGTTGCTGGAGAATCTAATATATTTGTAAATGGAGATATTAATTTAACAACAAATGGAAACAAAAAAGAATTTATTAAAGGGGATTATGTATTAGAGGTTGGTGGAAACTTTACGAGAAAGATTCATAAGAATGAGCAAGTCAAGATTGGTGCTGGTGGTGCTGGTAATCTAGAAGAAATGATTATAGGTAATCATGCACACAATGTTGCGAATTCATATACAGGTTCAATAGGCACAACTAAAGAATCTACAAAAGCAAAAGATTATATTTTAAGTGTGGCTGGTAATTCAGTTACAACCATTGGGGGTGAGGGTCTTATAACTACAACAGAAGATATGACATTACATTCTAATTTAAATCTAACTATAGTTACACAAGATAAATTTGGAGTAGTGACATTAGATGGTAATGTGAGTATAGCTTCTGGTGCATCTATTGGACTTAAATCAGTATCATCAATGAATATTAAATCAGAGGCAGTAGGTACAATGACATTTGCTGGTGATTCAAGTGCTATTAGCTTTACAGGTTCATCAGGTACTATAAATCTTTCTGGTAGTGGAAGTACAATTACAACCACACAAGAAGTTACTGCTAATACTATTGCACTTACAACTCATACACATACTGATACAGCAGGTTTGGCCGCTAACATTACATCGGCGCCGAATGCATAGGAGATAACAATGGCAGATATAAAAATTGATGAAACAGATTCTACTAAGATAAATCTTGATGTAGATGATTCAAATGATTTAGTATTAAATCTAACAGGTGGTGATAAAGGTTTACGATTACATGTATTAGAAACAATTTATCCTGTTGGTTCTATTTACACTAATGCTGGTGTTGCAACAAATCCAGGCACACTATTAGGTTTTGGAACATGGACAGCATTTGGAGCTGGTAGAGTTATAGTAGGTGTTGATTCAACTGATACTGATTTTGACGCTGTGCGAGAAACAGGTGGTTCAAAAACACACACACTTACAGTAGCTGAATTACCAGCACATACACACACTGCACTTGGTGAAAGTGGTGCTGGTGGGTCTGGAACTGCTGGTAACGCTAATTCATCTGAAACTTACAATACTGGCAGTACAGGTGGTGGTGGAGCTCACAATAACTTACAACCATACATCACAGCATACATGTGGAGAAGAACAGCATAGGAGATTGATATGGCAATAAAAGATATGATTAATGCAAGTGTTCCAGGCGCAAGTAGCACTCTTAATAGCACTTTAGGAAAAGTTGGTTCTTTAAAAGATTCTGCCCAAGCACAATTTTCTGATGTAACTGCAGATGCCTCTACAATGAAGTCAGCAGTAGAAGGTCAGGCTGCAAGTTTAGTAGGTGACCTTTCTTCTATGATACCACCACTACCAGAACTTCCAAACTTAAATGCTCAAGGAGCATTCGCTGGATTAGCAGACATTGATATCAATTCTATTTCTGGAGCTTCATCAATAGCAGAGTTAAAAACTTCGTTTGGGGAAACACTAAGCGCACAAGGAATAGATGTAGATTCAGTAGTTTCACAAGTAAAAGATGGCGTAGACATAGGGGGATTAATACCAAACTTAGAAGTTGGTGCAGATGGTATTCCTTTTGAGTTACCTGCTAATATAAGTTTTTCTGCCATCACAGGTGCTTTCGAATCATTACCAGAGTTGCCTAAGTTTGATATATCTATAGATGCTGATACTCTTACCGAGTTGAGCAATGATGCGATATCTCTTGTAGAAAATGCTAAAAAAGATATACCACAAAACTTCTCTTTAAGTCTAGATAATACTGATGCACAATCTATTGTGGATGCTGTTAAAGATAATGTAAAAAAATTTACACCAGTCACAAAAGAAAAACCAATTTAAATAAATTAAATTCTTATGGGTCTAACTAATAAAACAAAAAAAATTAAAATTCCTATGCACGAGTTTAGCATAAAGATTCCTATTATTCAAAAACTCAATATATTAACACAAGAAGAAAATGATACTTTAGCAAAAGATATTATTGCCTTAGGTGATGTACAAAACAAAACAACTAATGTTCAAGGAGATATGACTGATTGGCATTTACACACACATAATAATCTCGTGCAAACATTATGTGATAAAGTTTTAGATATCATAGATGAATCATATGGTAGAAAGAATTCATTTAATCCACCAAAATTTTATATAAGAAAATGTTGGGGTGCTACTTATGGTAAAGGAGATTGGACTAAAGCACATAATCATGGTGGTAGTGTTTATGCTTGGTGTTACTATATTCGTATGCCAGAAGGCTCATCACCACTAGTTTTCCCAGAGGGAGATTTATCTATTCAACCTAAAGAGGGAGAGTTGATTGTATTTCCTGGCATAGTTAGACATTCTGTTCCACCATGTGAATGTGAAGAAAAACGAATAATGATTGCTAGTAATGTAGGAGTCAAATAAATTAAATTCTTATAGACATCTCTTATAAATAATAATTAAATAACTAGGGGTTTCCAATGTCGGCATATAAAGATGCACAAGCTCAAAATGATATCAGTCGTAATGTTAGACAATATTCTGATTTAGATTTATTCTTCACTAAGAAAACTGTAGGTTCTGATGTCAATAAAATTACTGATATACAAGCAGTTAAAAGGTCATTAAGAAATCTTGTACAACTAAATGATTTTGAAAAACCATTTCACCCAGAAATATCTGGTGGAATTAGAGATATGTTATTTGAACCTATGACACCAGTAATCGCTGCTATCATAGCAAGAAAAATAGAAGATGTTATACAAAACTTTGAACCAAGATGTCGTTTAGTATCAGTTAGAGCTTTACCAGATTTTGATAGAAACATCTACAATGTATCAATAGAATTTTATGTAGTTAATGCACCCACAGAACTAGTAGACCTATCAGTCATGTTAGAGAGAATAAGATAATGGCAAATGATAAAAGATTAAGAGTAACCGAATTAGATTTTGATAATATCAAAACTAATCTTAAAACATTTTTAAAGGCACAGAACGAATTTAAAGATTATGACTTTGAAGGTTCTGGTATGAATATTTTATTAGATACTCTTGCATACAATACTCACTACTTAGGATTCAATGCTAACATGTTGGCAAATGAAATGTTCTTAGACAGCGCATCACTTCGTTCAAGTGTAGTATCACATGCCAAGTCATTGGGATATGAAACAACATCATCCAGAGCACCTTATGCCACAATCAATGTAAGTTTATCAACAGATTCCATAACTAAAACTATGGCATCTGGTACAGCATTTACAACTAGTATTGATGGTGTAGATTATCAGTTTGTTACGATTGCAGATGTGACTGCAAGTAATACAGGGACCTCTGTTCCTTTTGATAGTGTAAAAATTTATGAGGGTACTTATGTTACATCATCTTATACAGTAGATACTTCTGATGTAGACCAAAGATTTTTATTAACAGATGCAAGAGCAGACACTTCAACACTAACAGTTAAAATACAAACATCAGCATCTGATACAACAACTACAACTTATACTAAAGCCACAGATATAACACAACTATCTTCATCAAGTACAGTTTACTATTTACAAGAAACTGATAGTGGTTTGTATGAAGTTTATTTTGGTGATGGTACAGTGAGTAAAGCTTTATCAGATGGTAATATTGTACAACTAAAATATGTAGTTACCAATAGAACATTAGCAAATGGAGCCTCATCTTTTAGTTCGCCATCAAGTATTGATGGTGTCACAGGTATTACAGTAACAACTGTTGCAAATGCAACTGGTGGTTCTAATCCAGAAACAATACAATCAATAAAAATTAATGCTCCATTAGATTATGCAGCTCAAGGTAGATGTGTAACAGTAGATGATTATAAAACATATACTAAAAAATTATTTGCAAACACTCAGGCAGTTTCTGTTTGGGGTGGAGAAGATGGTAGTTACGATACAAGTACAGGTGTATCATCTAACCCAGAATATGGTAAAGTGTTTATCTCAATTAAATCTACTACAGGTGAAAATTTAACAACTGTACAAAAGAGTAACTTAGTATCGGCATTTGCCCCATTCAAAGTTGCTTCAATTACACCAGTGGTTGTAGACCCAGAAACAACTTATCTAATTTTAAATGTTTCATTTAATTATGATTCAACTGCAACAACATCTACTAAAGATGAGTTAGCAAGTTTAATATCTACAACTATTTCTAATTATAATTCAAGTGACTTGCAAGAATTTAATAGTTCATTTAGACATTCTAAACTTACAGGGTTGATTGATGATACAGATACATCTATATTAAATAATACAACCACAGTCACTATGGGTAAATTCTTTACACCATTTTCATCATCTTCATCATATAATATTAATTTTAATAATGCATTCTATAATCCCTACACAGGTTATAACACAGCATCAGGTGGAGTAATTTCATCTACAGGATTTTATCTAGATAACAGTACAGAAACAGAATACTTTTTTGATGATGATGGTTCTGGTAATTTGAGAATTTATTCTTTATCTACTGGCGCAGTTAGAACATATTTAAACAGTGCCGCAGGAACAGTAGATTATACTAATGGAACAATCAGTACAACAGCATTATTAATTTCTGCAGTATCAGATATAGATGGTGCATCATCAACACAAATTCGTATAACAGCAATTCCAAAATCAAATGATGTGATACCAGTGAGGAATCAAATATTAGAAATAGATTTAGTTAACACAACAACAGGTGGAACTGTTGATGCACAAGCAACTACAGGTGTAGGATATACTGTTACCTCATCAGGTACAACTTCAACCACAACTGTTACAACGCCTTCATCTACACCAACCAGTTCGGCATATTAGATGAATGGCAAAGAATGATTCAAAACTAGTAACAAAATTATCACCACTCATTGAGGGGCAAGTACCTGATTTTGTACAATCAGAACATTCTAAGTTTGTTAGATTTCTTAAACATTATTATCAATACCTAGAGGCAGGTAGAATTACTTACACAGGTGAGTTAGAATATTTAAGACAACAAACTAATACATTAGAATTTATTTTACAAG